TGCGTATCAGAATCAGCGGGCGACCCGCCACCGATGCCGCACGCATGAAATTTGCAGAGCTGAATCTGGCCGACAGCAGACGCATTCCCCTGCATGGCATCGACAAGCTTCTCGCAGAAATCGGTCGTGATGACGTCGCGGCAGATCACGCCGTAATCTGTTTTCTGGCCCGTCTTGCCGTCGATATGCACAGCGGACAGTTCCGTAAGCATCCGCATGTCCCTTGCGCTGTCGTGTTCTATCCGGATTACTTTCGCCATGTCTGGCATTTCCCCATGAAAAAGGGGAACCTTTCGGTCCCCCCTCGGTTATACTTTGTCCGGGTGGTCTTTCCAGTCCGGGCCCGCATCGATCAATTCTTCGCGGGAGTGGAATATCGCAGCCTTGAGCGTCCGCCCTTCCAGCGGTATATCCCCCAGCGTCGCATGGTAGCGCATCACCGGGAACGTCTGGTCGGGGCGAACGTACACTGCCGGTGCCTGTTCGTCAACGGTCGGCGTGCTGTCAACCGTTTCGGGCATCGGTTCGGTCGTGGGTACTGGTTTCGGTTTCAGTGAAGAGCGTTTGCGTCGATTCATGGTCAATACCCGGCCCATTCACCAGTCGAGTCCATAACCGCCCAATAGGTAGCATCGAGCGCCCTCAGCTTAAGATGTCCAGCAATAGTGCTCAGGGTTTTGTACTTGCTGCCGCCAAACGTCAGGAGCGTATCGCCGGATGCAGTGGTCACTCTCCCGGAATCCGATTCGCTCACCCATAGATCGTAGGCAAGGCCGGCGGCAGCGGCGGGAAGCGCAAAGCTCCTTTTGATCGTGGTCGATGTCACGCTGATAAGCGAACCAGGGCGAACATTGGTCGTGGTCATCGTAGTATCTGCGGTGTTGTGTTCGATCGGGATAAACCCGGTAAGCGTCGAACTGAACGTGCCGCTCGTCGCGGTCAGCGCATCGACCGTCAGGTCGCCCGAACCGAGGTCGAGGTTCTCGTCGGGGAACCTTCCCGCATTCCAGTTCTCGCTGCAGCCCCCGAATACCAGGAAGCAGGCAAGAACCATAAACACAATCTTGAATTTCATGTATCAGCCTTTTTTGTCGGTGGATTGTGAACCGGGCCAGCAATACAGGCCAGCCCGGTCATTCAGTTGCCTATCCGGTCACTCTCAACCGTAGTCGGCGGTTTCCAGCACGTCGGACACGGCGATTCTTCCGCCCTGGCCGGGCACCGTGCAACACACGTACACGGCGGCCTTGCCGGCGTCGGTGATCTCGGCGTCATATGTGCCGGTCGCGGAGGTGAGAACCCGCGTGCCGTCGGCGGCATTCAGCACGAGCATGTCGGTGCCGTTCCCGCCGGAGACCACATTGAAGGTGTCGGACACGCCGGCGTACCCGATGCCGGTGGATGCCGAGGACAGCCACACATCCATCATCAGGCACTCATTGACCGCGTTGCCGTCATTGTCAACGACCTGAATGGTCACGATGGAAATATTCGAACCGCCAGCAACCGTGGAAAACGTCACGTTCCACCCGAGGCCGGGTCTGGTCATTCCAGAATCACTCATTGATAAAGCCTTTCGTAAATCGTGGAGGAGGAGGGCTGCTCAGTTACGAACCGCCCGTGTTGTCATTGTCTGCGATGTCCTACCCGAGCAGGCGGCACGCAAGGTCATTGTACAGCACCTTGACGCCCCATCTGGCATCGATACGGCAGACCTGCTTGAGCGTGATACCGTCGGCGAACATCGTCACCGTGAGGGCGAACCCGTTGTGCGTGACGTTGTGCATCTCAAGGCTCTTGCTGCCGGTGAACGCCCGGATGGGAGCCATTGCCAGCGCGAACGCATTCTTGGTGAACGCGAGGTTGGCCGAGTGGCTGCCGACCAGCGTGATCGCCGCGCTGTTCGCCGGGGCCGCATCGACGTTCTGGTACGGGCCCGAGGTGTAGATCGCGGGCGAGACCACGATGTCCTGATTGGTAGTTGAGGCAGTCGCAACCGCCGTGGTGACGGTGAACTGCATGAGGTGCGAGGTGGTCTGCTTGCTGATCGGGTTCACTGCGTACATGTTGGCGATGGTGAACACATCGCCCACGGAGACTGCCGCAGCGGTCGCAGCATCAACAGTGATGGTGGCCGTGAGTCCGTCGGACGAATTGACGTACACCGTGCCGGATGTATTCGTCGTGCCCGTCGCAAGCCCGCCGCCTGCGGTGTGGGAGTAAATGCTCTGGGTCTTCATGATATCGAAGTTGGCGATATTCCCCAGATACCCGCGCCGCAGGAAGTCCTTCGCGCCTTTCGGCTCGAACGTACCCTTGAGCGCATCGGCCAGCGACCAGTTCGCAGCCGGGTTCAGGACGAGCATGCGGCCCTCTTCCGGCATCGCCAGGTCGTCCATCTTCTGCCCGAGGCCGGAAAGCGCCGAGAACGTCGCGGGGACCGTGCCGGCAGTCCCGGACGTGAAGTTGCACGCCTTGTACAGTTCGGCGATGCTGCGGTCGATGTCGTCCGCGATCTTGATGACTGCGGGGCGGATGTAGCGTTCGGAATAGTCCTCGATGGAAAGCGTCAGGTCTTCCTCGGAGAACGAGAACGGAACCACCTTGTGCTTGTTGATGACGATGGTGTCGCTCATTTCCGTGACATCCTGGATGTTGCCGGTGATGTCAACGCTGTCGAACGACTCGAACTTGACCGGTTTGCGGAACGTCAGGGACGCGCCGATCTTGTCGAACTCGCCTTCGAGGGGCCGGTACACATTGGCACCGAGCACGCAGGTATTTTCAAGCTGGAACGCAGCTTCCTTCGAGATGATGGTCGGGGTGAGAATTGTATTCCCCATGAATGGATAACCTTTCTTATCCGCCGAATTTCTTCATTTCGGCCTCTCTCCGTTTCTCGGCATAGGTTCGCATGTCGGCCTTGTCCAGATCGACTTTGGCCGTCGAACCAACCGTGATTCCGGAGACGGTCTTGATGACTTCGGGCGGTGTCGTTGTCGTTTGTTTGCGAGGTGGTGCGGTTGACTTGTTCGCCGCGCTCTTGATTGCGGCTTCGATTGCCCCGACGCGCATGACTGCTCGCGCCGGCGACATTCCCTTCAGGGTCTCGACCTCTGCGGGGTGCGTGGCGATGTGATAGGCGATGTCTGCGGCAACGTCTGATTCCCACATGGCATCGATAGCCGCCGTGGGGATGACAGCCGGAACAGCATTCACCTTCTCATCGAAATCCGCGTGTGCGGTGCGCCCCTGGGCGAGTTTCTGTTCGACCGTCTGAGCTTTCGCGGCCTCGGCATCGGCCCTGACCTTTTTCTCGGCATCGGCTTTCGCGCTCTCGCGCTCTTCGCGCACGATCTTCCGGGCTTCCCATCGCGCCAAGTCACGGTAATACTGGTTGTAGTCCTCGTACTTGGGGTCTTCCGGGTCAGGTTCGGGGTCTTCCGTGACAACAGCATCAGGTTCGACCTTCGCGGACGGTGCGGGCGATTGTTTCTCAAGGAGAGCCAGCAGGCGTTCATTGTCCCGCTCCGCTTTCTCTCGCGCCCGGCGTTCATCCTCGCGCTGTTTGGTCAGCTCGTCGATTCGCTTCTGTACGCCCTTCGCCTTCTTCGGCTGCGGGTCGCTGTTGTCGGGGTCGTCGTTCAGGTCGTCATTGTCGGAAGGGGACGGGTCTTCCAGCAGTACATCGTCGTCATCTGCGGGGTCTTCAACCGGATCGGTAATCAATTCCGGTTCCTCGACCACGACGGGGTTTTCCAAGTCTGGCATTTCAGCACCTTTCGGCGAAACAGGCCCGGTAGTTCGTGCCGGTACGGTAACTCGGTGAGCGGCAACAAAAAAGGCGACCGCCGTAGGAGCGTATCGCCTGTGCTGCCGAATGTGATGGTGTGTTGCTATTCTTCTGTGTCCGTTTCCTCCATGAAATAACTTGTCGGTTGCGCGCACCTCCCGCAGTCACACGGCATGCGCATCGGTACGGGGTGGATTATCAGCTCTTCGTGTCCGCAGAGTTCGCATTTCACCATGCCATACGAGAATCCGAGTATCGGTTCCTTGCCTTCGTAGGCATCAAGCCCGGCGAGTATCTCGTCACGGTTCGGCAGATTGCACCGGTCGATGACCTCGCGCAGCTCTTCAAGGGTCAGGGGTTCCATTACAGTTCCGCCAGCTCATTGACTGCTTCATACAGGTACTTCGTAATGTTTCCGACCGCATACGCCGAGAATTCCTCGCTTGGCTTGTCCTCGCCGATTGATCGGCATATCGCGAGCCAAATGTGCTGCGCTTCATGTGCGCACGAGTTCGCCAAAGAACCCTCGATGGTGCTCCATTTTCCGTAGCTTTTTATTGTCTCGACATCGAAGCATACGATGCAACATTCATCGTATTCTCCATCGCGCCTTTCGTAGAAGTGCGTAACGGCGTCATTGCCGCGAACATTTCCTGTACCGCGTCGCTCCTTCGGGACTTTCATGCGTTCGAGTTCACCTTGAAACTGCTCCTCGGTCACGCAGACGCCGATTTTGATGGGCGAGTACACGATCGCATGGTTCACCCACATCGCGCCCGGTTTCTTTTTCTTCTTTGGCATATTCTACCCCATCACCGGCTGCGGCATCATTGGTTGTCCCTGTATCGGGTTCCCGTTCTGGTCGAGAATCCCCGGCTGCGGCATCCCCGGCATGCCCGGTTGCATCGGCATCATCTGCTTTCCCTCTCCGGCTGCGATAATCTCCGGGGGGACCGTCGCCGCAAGCCGTCTCGCCGCGACATCGGCATCCGGGAAGTCGAGGTTCTTCACCATGAGGTCGGCGATAAGCCCCGCCTGCTCCGGGCCAATCGAACCCATCGTGTCGCGGAGGTTGACCGCCGCTTCAATCCGTTGCGTCTTGTAGCTCGGCCCTGTCGTGACCGTCGCGGTGTATTTTCCGGACTTGATGTCATTCCGCACCGAGAGTACCGGCGTAATGCCTCGCAACATGGCGTCCTGTTCGCTTATTTCCTCGCCAGACGCAGGATCGATGAGAACGGGTACATTGACCTCTTCCCACGAAACCGAGTCGTCCTCGGCGTGAATACTCATGTTCTGGTAGCCTTCATAGAACTTCGGTATCAGGTCAAGCAGGATCGTGCCGAGGTACGCCTTCGCCCGGCTCAGATTGTCCACATACGCGAACGTCGCGGTATCGGACTCTTCCTGCCTGCGCTGAATCGCCGTGCCTGACGTTTCGTTCGACCGCGCACCGAGACCGGCGTCGAAAATACCGGTCGTGGCCTTCAGCCCCTCGATGCCGTTGACCATCGCCTGCTGAACGCCGGAATGCATCTGTATCGGTTCGGCCCGCTCCGGCTTTTCGCCAGGCGCTTCCGGGTCTGGATTGTACGGCAGGAACCCGATATTGCGCCGGTCTGCCGTGTTCCATACCGCCTCAAACCCATTGAACATGGCTTTCGTGCCGATGTACGGCGTCTTCGGTGCCTTGACGAGCAGTTCCGCTTCCGTTGACTTCGCGAAGTTGATAATCCGCGATTCGTCTTTCGACCAGCGGATCAGCCCGTACCGTCGAATCTTTCCGTCAACGACGATCTCTTTCCCATAGACCGGGATGATGGGGATGTGCTTCCCTGACCACTCGAACGGGCCTTCCAGGATTTCGCTGCCGGACATCAGGCACCAGTAGACCTTGAGCGGACGCACGATGCGCTTGGCGATGATCTTCATCCGCTCGCCGTTCATGTCCACGAGGTTCGATTCCTCGCTTATCGTGCCGTCGATGTACTTGTACAGGGTCTTCTTGTCGCCCGGCTGCTTGTACCAGTATTCGGCCACCCGCACCATGTCAACGTCCATCCAGTATTTCGAATAGTCCATTGACCTGTCGTCAAACGACACTGCTGCGGCGTCCGGCCACCTGAATTTGTACTCCTTGACCGGGATCATGCTGGTAATGAACTTGTACATGCCGTCGGAACCATCGACTTCCGTGCCGGCGGGGTCTTCCGTGACCGACATCGGGTCGGGAATGCGCTTGATGCGCAATACCTGGTCGAACGAATCGTCGTCTTCGTACTGGTTCACGACCCGGAAATACCCGCGTCCGCACCCGGTCGAGTTCTCCACCGCCGAATCATAGGCGACATCGGCGAAGGATGCGTTCTCGATCTCCCTGATCTTCCCGTTCAATATCTCGGCAACGTGCGGATCGGACTCCTTCGTTCCGGGGAGTACCTTGATCTGCGGCCTGTTCTGCCGGACATCGCCGATCACCTGGTCGATGAACGTGTTCAGCCGGTTCGATGTCAAACACGGCAATCCTGCCTTGTCGCGCTCTTCCTTGAACCCGTCCGGCCACTGCTCGCCGTTCCGGAACCGCTGGTCGTCGATTGCCGCGTCGCGGTCTTCCTCGTCGGCATCGAACGCGAACGCGAACCGCTCCAATGCCTGCCGGTGAATCGCTTCCTTCTCGTCCTGCAATTCGGCGGACAGGGTTTCTTCGCCCGTGCGCTCAAGTCCGATTATCTGTGGATTCAGCTCAATCACTTCATCAGGCATGCTCTATTCCCATCAAAAGGGCCAGTTCTTTCTTCGCTTTCTTCGTGAGCATATATCCGTCTCGGATCGTCGTGTAGTACACCCGCACCGGCACGTTCTCGACTTTCGCCTGCATCGCATACCCCCGCAGCTCGGCTTCCATGCGGAACATCGGACTCAGTAGGTACTTCACCAGCCAGAGCATCGACCACTCCCGCTCATGCGTCCGTTCATGGACCAGCACTGAAAAGGGGACCGACTTTCTGAGAAGTATCAGCCCCCGGAACAGGGTGATTCCCGCCATCGGCAAGTGTGGGATGCGTAGGACCATTTATCGTCCCACGCCCCAGACGTTTGCGACCTCGGCCTTGTCCACGCCCCAGACGTTCGCCGGGGCTTCGATGCCGGAGAAGTTGTGCGACCAGCCTGTTGAGTAGGTTATGGTGAGCACCGGGTTTGCCGAGAAAACACAATATTCAAGGCCACTCGGTGCGGTGGCGGATATGTCTCTCGAAGACCGCAAGGCTATCCTTAGCGTGTCCCCCTGTGCGGCGAGAACCGCCCCCAAACCAGCCGCGCTAAACGTTATCTCATTGTCATCGTTTGAGTATGAGGTAGAATTCCATGTATCGTTATATGAATCAATTCCGCACAGGTCAAAGTCGCCTGTGTCAAGAGGCGTATCGTATGTCGAGGAAACAACATACAAATCAAAATCCGTCGTACTTCCATTAACAAGACCATCAAGATGAAGCACGGCGGATGATACACTGCTCATGCTGGGAATTGCAAAGCATAGAAACGCTCGCCTAATGTTATACAAGCCGCCACTAAACTCTTGGCCGGCCATTATATTCCCGTCTATTTTTTCGTCACCCGTGGATGCGCCCCTGGCTGTTTCATACGTCACGTCATACGAATTAACAAACCCCTCGTTGTCTGCTATTGGTGAAGCTTCCTCTGCCCACGCATTCCCGCACAGGGCCGCCAGCAGAGCGAATGTCAAGAGTACCCGCTTCATCATGGCCTCACCACGTACTGGCCCGGCGCGGGCGGATTGAAGAACAGCAGGTCGGTTCCCTCGCAGGAGCCAATCGGCACAATCACATTGCCGGACTCAGCCGGAATCGTCGTTGTCGCCAGCCCCGCCGTCGCCGCGCTCACGTACACCGGCCCGATAGTCTCGACCGTCGTCCATGCATCGACCTTCAGATACCCGTACCGCAGCACCAGCCCGACCGCATCTGCTGAAATCGTGCCGAGCGACACGCCCTGCGCGTTCGCGGACGCCGCCGAATTAGCCTGCGCCTTCAGCCATTTGCCGGTGGTCGGCTCCTGATAGACCAAATCTTTGAGCGCGAGGTTCTCCCCGGCAGTGACGTACGCCGTGCTTCCGCTGTACTGCCCGTTCGTCAGGTCTCCGTTGAGTATCGCCGCCTGGTACGTCTCATTCGACAGACCCGGTTCGATAATCACGTTTCCCTGTCCCGTCGGTACACTCAGCGCGACCGTGCACGAATCCGCTGTCGGGTATCTGTTGCCGCTGAACACCACATCCCAGCAGGAATTCGACCGCACTGCGTTGGATTCAGCATTGGCATACGACCCGAACGTGTTCCCCGAAACGAACATGTCCCGCACGAATCCGAGGATCAGCGACGCCCCGCCAAGTCCGGACGAGATCACCTGATAGTTCCCCTGAATCGTTCCGCCCATCGCGTAGTGGGTCGTATCGCTCCCGGTGACGTAGATGCCGCCGGCAGTGTTCTTCTCCAGATAGTTGCCGGTGATGTTCACGCCCTTGAGGATCGTACCCGTTACGGAGACGCCGTACCCCGCATTGTTCTCGTACCAGCCGTCGGTCACACTCACCCCGTGGCTGCCGAGAATGCTCAGCCCGATACCGTCACCGTACCCTGCGGAACACCGGTTGATCGCCGTCATGTTCGGATGCTCGATGTAGATGCCGATACTGTCGGAGTACGTCGAACTCACCCGGTCAATCTTGGCATAGTAGCAGTACCCTTCGAGGCTCACGCCGACATTGAAACCCTTGAACGAGACATTCTCCAGCACGCAGCCTGTCGTGAAGTTCTTCGCCCTGATGCCATACGTGGCACTGTCCCCGACATCGTAGACCTCAAGATCGCGAACCTGGACATTGAAACACGTAGTCGCGCCCGTGAACAGGTCAAAGCACGTACCACCGCCCGTGAACCTGATGCGCGACCCGAGCGTGTACGCCGTTCCTCCCGCGCTCAGGCCGGAAGACTCCCCTTGAATCCTGATGTTGGAGTAGTTGTCCTCGTCGTCGAGGTTGAATTCCAGCGTGTCCGATACCACGTACTCGCCATTCGGGAAATACACCGTGCCGCCCGCATCGCCGAGCGCATCGATAGCCGTCTGAATCGCCTCGGTATCGTCGGTCTCGCCGTCGCCCGTCGCCCCGTACCGTTTGACGTTGTACACCAGCATGTTCGCGTCGATGGAATCACTGGCGGTCGAAGCCGCCACCGCTGCCGTTGCATCCTGCTGGGACAGCGTATCGGTCGTAATCACCTGCCCGGATGCATTCAGCGGCAACACAAGCAGCAGGATTGCCATAAACAGAAGGAGTCTTTTCATCGGTTACTCCTTCGCCATAGTCGATATGACGATCACCGTCGCCGCCGTTCCGCCGACCTCTGCCGACCAATTGAACCGGAGGCTGTCGTACATGGCTATGTTCGTATCCACGATCCCGTAGTTCCCGTTGGCCGTCTGTGTGACCGTGCTTCCCAGCGCAGTCCACGCGGAAACCGATTTCTTGCCCTCCATCGCGACCGTGACCGAGGTATTGATTGAACCCACGGTGTACATGAACTCGGCAACCTTCTGGCCCCTGGCGTAGATCGGATCGGTCTGTCCCGGCGCGCTCAACGTATCGGGCCCGGCGGTCGTCAGGAGGTCCAGTGCGGTCCATGCGCTCCCCGTCCAGTAGAACCGTCTGCCGGTATCGGTCTCAAGGAATGTGTCACCGACCACGTTCAGCGTCGATGGCTTCGTATCGGTCGATAAACCGATGTACCGGTCCTCAATCGAGGACGGCCCCTGATTCTGCCGCATGTCGAACACCGTACCCCAGACGGCAGGCACAAAAATGGCGGCCACCAGGACCGCCAGCGTCACAGCGAGAACGTACCTTTTCATCGCTCGTTCTTCCCCTTTGTTTTCGTATGTGAATTATGTTTATTCATCCTTGTCAACTCGCGGAACAAACACGCAGTCATATTCGATCTTCTTTAATCCGCAGTTTCGAGACACAACGCGGCCATTTTCTGCTTGCTCGACGCGGAACCTGAGATTGCAGGCCTCATCGCCGCCAGCAATTCCGGGATAGAAGCACGGGCAGTCTGCGCCAGAACCCTGCTTCCGGTCAAAACATATTGTTATCTTCCCCATTGGTATTTGTCCTCAATCAAAACGGGTTCGTGTTGATAACGCCCATCCAGGACTGGCCTTTCGTGCCGGAACTGTACGAGTGCAACGCCTGAAACTCCTCGGCCTTTTTCTGGTCCAGCGCCCGCTCGTATGACTTGGCAACCATCGCCATCGTTTGAAAGGCGTCTGAGCCGTGGGAGGCCCAGTCGTGAACCGGATGAATACCGAGAACACCGCGCTTTTCGTCATACTCGGAATGGTACGATTGCAGGCAGTCTATCCCGCGCTCGCACCGCATTTCATCGAACCAGCACCGCCCGAGCACCCGGCGCATGTCCTCGATTGCGACCTCTTTCGACTTCGGACGCTCGACCACCTTGACATCGAACCCCTGGTCCTTAAGGAAGTCCTGCGCAGAACGTCCCGTCTGGAGTTCCCGCTTGCTGCCGTCGTGCGGGAGGTGCAGCGTTCCGGACACGACCCGGTTCCGGTTCATCCAGTCCTTGATGTAGTTCGCGTAGTGCTGTAGTGCCTGGCCGGAGCCGGAGTAGTAGTTGACCTTGTGAATCTCGCGGCCCACTGTCTGATAGAACCATATCGACGTAGAATCGTCGATCCCCAGGTCCCACGCGGTATGTACCGGCAGATCGGGTTCGATGGTCACAACGCCGATTCTGCCCTGTTCCCGCGCCGCCCGCATCTCATTGGCAAAGTACGCGCCGGGGACCGATGCGTCGAACGACACCCAGAACTCTTGCGCAATCAGGTCTTCGCTCATGCCCGATGCGCGTTCCGACGCTATGACCTCGTGGGGGATTGCCTTCGTATCATCAACCGACAGGACCGAGACGAACCATTCCGGGTTCCGCTTCGCCATCTGGAGCAGATGCCAGCCGTGGTTCTTCCCGCGCGGGGTGAATATGAATATGGCCCACCCGCCGTTCTCGGCCAGGATCGGGCGAATGAAGTCCCACGCGGACGGGTCTTGAATCGAATACTCGGAGAACACGCAGCCGACGGGGTTCGTCCCCATGACCGCATTGTAATTGTCCGTGCCGATGATCTGGAACAGCGAACCGTTGTTCAGCCGGATTTTCATCTCGGCCTCGTTCGTCTTCTCCCGGATCGCCATCGGCAGATGGTCCATGAACCGCATGCCGTCCTTGTCGGTCCCGTCCCAGAGAATCTTGCGGCCCTGGTTGTATGTCGGGAAGAAGTAATAATACGAACCCACCCGCTTATGCATCTCTCGGGCGATGATGTTGATGAGTGTCTTATCCTTCCCGGCCCGGCGATGCCAGACCGCCACACACCGCTTGAAGCCGTCCGTGATCGCGTTGTACAGGTCTTTCTGGTACTCGCGAGGTTCGTACTTGTACGGGATGCGGATGCGTTCACCGCCCTTTTTCCGGGAGGGTTTAGGCATATCGTGCCTCCGAATACGAGACATAGGCGCGAAACAGGCGATTCACCGCCTCCTCGTACATAGCTTCCCGGCGGTCTGGCGAGAAATAGAGATCACCATGCGGGGTATCGTCCTGATCGGGAGCAAAGGTGAATGTGTGTGTCAACGTATTAGGCATTGCCGTACATCCCGAAGCTCAGCAGGTCGTCACGCGCAACCAGCTCATCAAGGCCGATTTCCGGCTCCGCGAACACGATTTTACAGTCCGCGCGGTCAAACACCCCGTCGTAAACGCCGTCTAACGCACGATCTCCCATCGACGCGACCTCTGCTATGTCCTGAAAACGCGACATTATGCCCGCTCCCTTGCAACCTGCGCACCGCCGCGAATGAGTCCCTCCACGTACCGGAGAGAGTCGCGAGTCAGTGCCTTGACCACGATGCCGCCGCAATACTCGCACCGCCTGGACTTGATCGGGGAATACTGCATCCGGGTATGGTTCCCGTACATGATGCGATGACACGATTTGCACAGATAGCGTTCCGCCCTGCGAGATCTGCCGAACTGTGGCGTGTTCATTTCATCTCTCCCTCTTTCGGGAACCGGTCCACGATCTCAACCGTAATGCTCTGGCCGCCGGAATGGTCAACGTCCTGCTTGTCGCGCCAACCGCACACGTTTTTCGCCGTCATGATCGCGAACTGCGGGTTGTACTTGCCGGTGAGCGTCCGATTGACAAGCGTCTGCTCCTGCATCTCTTTTGCCCGCGCGTAGGACTCAAGAAACTCAGGATGCTCTTCGGTCCACGTCAGCATGGTTTGGTGACTGACACCTATCGTATGAGCGAACGATGAAAGCAGCGGAAACTGGTCATCGGGTGGACTCTGAAAATACTCTACGATCTGATCGCAGTATTCAGGCCGGTACTTTGTTGGTCGTCCTCCTGGGTGCTTTCCGTTGCTCCTGGCCGGCTGAGTCCTGGCCGCATTCTTTTTATTGGGAGTCTTGGTCGCCATCTCTATCCGCTCGTTTCAGTCTTTGGTCTATGCACACTGGATCGCGGGAGTCCTCGTTGCGGCGGACCCTGAACCATAGGCGTTGCTCGGACTTGTTCAGCGAGTCTATCGTTCGTGCGCAGGTTTTGGCGAGTGACCGGGCCTGTTTTCGAGGTAAGCCCTGCTTGAGGTAGAGATTTTCCAGGTCGTCGGCTGAGTACCCGGTCACTGCGTCGTATCCGTGCGATGGTCTGTCATTCATGGGAGTCATCCCCTGTCTCATCCGCTACTGTACAGTAATGGACAGATTTCAGCACTTTTTTGCCCTCCTTTTTTAAAATTCTGTATATCTGGCTGCGGGAGAGGGAGAAACGGCGGGCGAGTTCCGGGCCGGAAAAGCCGTCGAGGTACATGTGGACGACCAAGATGTCGCGGGATTCGGTGGCGTTGTCACGCTCGATTGCGGCGAGGAGGCGCGATTCGAGATCGTCCTTGATCTGCTGATAGTTCGGGGGTTCGCCGGTGGACAATTCGTTCGGGATTGATTTCGAGCGGAGTTGCCAGCCGATGAATTGAGTCATGGCCGAGACATGGGGGAGGCGTGGGGGCATAGGGTATACTCCTGCCGTCAAGGGCGGATCGTATACCTGGCCCCACACGCCAGGCGGGAATGTGGGGGTATTATACGAGGTCGCGTGGTGCATGTCCCGTACATGGATGTACGGCATCGAAAATAATTCGTCATTTCGTGCATTATTTGCTTGACAGAACGATATAATGTGTTATATTTCTACCAGTCAAGGGAGATAGGGAAAACGGAACGGAACGCTATCAAGGAGGAACACCATGACTCGCGCAGAACTCAATCAGGCTATCAAAGAGCAACGGGCCGTCTCGTCGCATGGCTATGACATGGACGGCGGATTCACCCGGCCCGGTATCACCGCAGTATATGCAACGCCTGAGCGGGCGGCTGATGCCGTCGGCAAGTACACGGACGAAATGATGATGTCAGCCACGATGTGGATAACGCTGGCGACACAGGATGAGGCTGATCGCTTACCGGGTTGGTGTCTGGATATGATCACTGCGGAGGACTAAGCAGAGCCAGGGCGAGCAATCGCCCGTAATGCGCGGCCCGGTGACAAGTCCGGCGAACGGGACGCTTTAACGCGAATGAAACCAGGAGGGCAGGACAAATGAAATCACCGAGACCATGGGCCGTCACCGGCTCAGACACAACCGTCCGGATCGTAGACGCAAACGGGAAAACCGTATGCACGATGAAGCGGCGGGGTGAGAATGACCTTGATAACGCACACCATATCGTTAATTGCGTGAACTTCGGGAGGCATTGGCTGAACTTGCGGGAGCATCACGAACCGCGATGAACCTGATTGACCTATACGTAAACCATGAAACCGTGGAAATGTGCGAGTTCGCGGATGCTGCAAGTAATGTTTGTGCCGCTCTCCACCATAACCGCGCCGCGCTGGAGGGCTGACCATGCCGGACAAGACGTGCAGGACGTGCGCGGATTACCGCTTTTTTGATGATGATAGCGACTGCGCCGAGGTAGATATTGAGTCGGGTCATTATTGCCTGTTTCACGGCGAACAGTGCGACCCAGACGACACATGCACCTGTCACATCGAGAACGAGGAGGCCACCGAATGAACCAGCAGAACCAGCCGCAGCACACGCCCGACGCCGCAGAACGTGCGGCACGGAAAATCGCCGCCATGAGGACGGGCTGCCAGTCGGCTATTGACGCAATCTCGCCGTCAGTAGCCGCCATTATCCGCGAGGAGTACGCCGGGGAACTCGCCGCCCTCGAAGCTGACAAGCGGGAACTGGTTTACACGCTCGGAGCATTAACAGGAACGTATGACGACGTGATAAATGGTCTCGGTATTATCGGGGGCGAGGAGATGATATTAGAGCAATCCCGCGCCGTCCTCGCCAAGCACGGAGGCCGCTAATGGACGACTTCGCCTATTGGCTCGACTACTACACCGGCGGACTGGACGATGACGACCTGGAGGGCGTGGATTGCGCCGAGAATCGCGCCCTGGTGGATGAAATCAACAGCATGATCGGAGGACAGTAATGGCAGATAAACAATTCCCCATCAGGATCCCGGAAGAGATGCGCCGGGAAATCAAGGTGTTGTGCGCACAGCGAGGGATCAGCATGAAACGGTTTTTCGAGGAAGCCGCCGAGCAGCACTTGAAGAAATGCAACGCGGAACTTGACACAACCCCGGATCAGAGATGACCGGGGTTTTAATTTGCCCAAACCAATTAAAAAGACTTGACAATTCCGTGCCTTGATACGATATTAACAACGTAGGATAAAACAACGCGCACAATGAGAGGGATACCATCATGAAACAGTATGTATGTCAGCGGTGCGGCCATGTCTGGATGCCCAGGAAGCCGCAGAAACCGCGCCAGTGTCCGAACCGGCACTGCCACTCGGTCTATTGGGACACGCCCAAGCTGACCGGCGACGAGAACCTAAACCGTCACCTGAAACAGGCAAAGGAACTGCCATGAAAACCTATACCCAAGAGCAACTCGACGAGCAGATCACCGATGCGCTGGCCGGGCCGGACGACGAGATCGAAAAGCTCCGCGCCAAGATCGTGCGGATGGACGCATACGTCGCGCTCCCGGAATGTGAACGCTGCCCCAATGTCGGGAACTGCGATGCGATCCGCGCATCCGTGTTCTGCATGCGCATGTTTCTCGATTACATCGAGGAGGGGTGACCAATGAACATCAGCACTCGCATTTTGACCGGCGCGGACTTGGCCGCAGAGCGTCGCCGGCAGTACATCGAGGACCACGGAGACCCCGGCCCGGACGATCATGAGATCGAAGCGGCGGACAGAGACGACCGGCTTCGGGACGAACCGACACTCAACGCATGGGAGAGGAACCGATGAAAAAATACCTCCTGCTGCTGGTAGCCTTCATCCTCATCGGCCTCGCCGGGGCGTACATGTCGGCGGTCGATGCGGACTACCGGGAGGCCATGACCGAGTTCAAATCAAATCACCCGGAACTGGTAATGCCGGGAGAAAGTGAGTAATCATGGCCGCGGAGACTCCATGCCCGGAATGCGGTCGCCCCATGCTGGTACTCGGTTCGGTCGGCATCTGCGAGGTCTGCTCGCACGATGAACCGGCGGACCACGCGACACTCCATTCGGTCAATCTGGCCGCATACGACCCCGCATTCTGAACGAAAGGAAAAGGAGATGGAAGGAAAGGCAGTCTACAAAGCAATCACCGCGGTTCAGGCCGACCTCGCCAAAGAGGGCCTCGCCAAAGACCGCAAGAACCAACAGCAAGGCTTCATGTTCCGGGGCATCGATGATGTCTATGGCGTCCTGTCCCCGATCCTGTCACGGCACGGTCTATGCATCCTGCCGAGAGTCGTCTCCCGCACTTGCGATGAGAGACAGGCCAAATCCGGCGGCGCGCTGTACTACGTCGCGATAGAGGCCGAGTACGACCTGGTCGCCGCCGAGGACGGGTCTATGCACACGGTCCGGTCGGTCGGGGAAGCGATGGACTCAGCAGACAAGGCAACGAACAAGGCCATGAGCGCAGCATACAAGTACATGGCCTTTCAAACATTTTGCATCCCGGTCGAGGGCGAGAACCACGACGCGGACGCGGACACCCCGGAACAGACCGTCCCCCGGTCACAGCCAAAGGCCGCGACGGCCCAGCGCAAACCAGCGGCCGCAGCAGACAACGGCCCTCTCGCGACCGATGGACAGGTCAAGGCCATATTCGGCAAAATGTACGGCCTCGACATCCCGCGTGATCAGATGAAAGCCAAGATCGAGAAGCTGACCGGTCGTGTCGGTGCCACCTCCGACAACCTGACCAGCGCAGAGGCCCGTATCGTTCTTGATGCGCTCAAGGCCGAAGAGGATCGATACAAAGCACAGCCCCAGGAAGAAACGGACGATTACCAGTTCTGACAACCCAAAAGGAGATGGACGTGAACGTACCCAGCATGATTCCCACCGGGACACTCCCGGAACCAGCAATGCCAACAACAACATCATCGGGAGGAACAACCCGCCGGAAATCCCTGTTCGAGATCGAGCGGGACCTGTTCGCCGTGATGACCGCGTTCGAGGACACGCTCGCCGGTGCGGAGACGGAAGAGGATCGGTTCGAAATCTCCGAAGGCATGAAGGACCTCATCGGCGAGGTGGTAGCCGCCGAGCAGGAAAGCATCGACTCGTTCGGGCGGTCCGTGAAGCACATCAAGGCCGAGATCGATTTCCTCAAGGCCGAAGAGAAACAGGTGGCGGCCCGCCGCCGGGCAATCGAGAACCGCCTCGAACGGCTGCGCGAGTCCATCAAGGACGCGCTGGTCCTGCACGGCAAACAGAAAGTCAAGGGGCACGTCCACACGATCTACACCACGGTACGGACGAACCTTGAACTGACCAAACCGGCGTCGGAACTCCCGGAAGAGTACCGGGAGCAGGTCGTGACCTTCGAGCCGCGAAAGGACGAGATCAAGGCCGCCCTCGCGGAAGGCGTCGTGATCGACGGGGCCGTGATGAAAGAAAAGACCTCGGTCACCATCAGGTAAGCAGTACCGGACCGGCAAAACCGGAGCCAACGGGAAAGCCCCGGCCCAGACGGAGCCAGGCATGAGGCCGCAACGGTGACCGAACGGGCCGGGGACATAAACAAAAGGAGAAGGACGTGAGAATCATCGAACTGACAGTGCAGAATTTTTTGGGAATCAAGGCCGCAACCATCCGTCCGGACGGTGACGTGGTCCGGCTCGAGGGCAAGAACGGCGCCGGGAAAAGCTCCCTGCTTGAGGCTATCTGGACCGGCCTCCTCGGCGCATCGGTCGCCCCAGTGAAGCCCATTCGCCGCGGCGAGGTATCGGCGTCAATCAAAATTGACCTCGGGGAGCTTATCGTGACCCGGCGCATCACAGACAAGGGCATGTACCTCGATATCGAAAACAAGGACGGCATGCGGTTCAAATCGCCCCAGGCCGCGCTTGACAAGCTGCTGACCGTGGTCACGGTCGACCCGCAGGCCTTCATCGACATGAAAGCGAAGGACCGCCGCGACCTGCTGCTGCTCATGACCGGCAAGGCAATCGAACTGAACAACCTGGACAAGGAGCGGGCCGATAAGTACGACCAGCGGCGGCTGCTCAACCGGCAGGCGGCCGAGATGAAAGCCGAGCTTGTGGCCGGACCGGACCCCGCAACGGAGATCGAGGAAGTCCCGGTCGCCGAGGTCATGGTGGAACTGGAGACCGAGCAGAAACGGCTGAAGGAAAAGGATGCGCTGGAATACCGGCTCACTGGGACCGAAACGGACCTGAGACACCTCGAGGCCCAGATCGAGTACGATACGCAGAAGATCGCAGACCTGCGCGATCAAATTGAGAAGATGGAAGCCGACGTGAAGAAATACAGGGACACCGTGGCGTCGCTCCATAAACAGCAGAAAGAGATCACGGCCGCAATCGAGGCGTTCACACCCTCCCGGGTCGACGAGATCAAGGACCGGATCGCCAGGCTGGACGAGCACAATGCCACTGCCCGGGCGATCCGGGGTGCCCGTGGACTCGCCGATAAGCTGAAACGGATCGAGGCCGAATCGGCAGTCCTCACGGATGCGCTGCGCGGCATCGACACACGCAAGGCCGAAATCCTGAACGACGCGAACCTTCCGCTGCCGGGCCTGAGCTTCTCGGATGAACACCTGCTGGTTGACGGCATTCCGTTCGACGACCTGAACGAGGCCGCACAGATCACGACCGGCCTGAAAATGGGCATGGCGCTCAATCCGAAAATCCGAATCGTGACCCTTCGCCGGGGGAACGAACTCGACAAATCCAGCATGGCGGTGATCGATGCGTTCTGCGCGGAAAACGACTGCCAGGTGTGGATGCAGCGGGTCGAGGATGAACCACAGGGCGGTATCTGGATTGAGGACGGCGAAGTGGTCGTCAAGGCCGAACAGACCGCGTAACAGAGACAGAGAGGCGGTCCATCATGGCCGCCTCACGAAAGGGATCGCATGCAACCGAAACGCCAGTACAGATCGACGCCGGAAGGCATCGCCAACAAGACCGCAGCGAACCGCAAGAACAAGAAGCCGAACCATCCATGGCGGCAGTGGTACATGAGGGTCGGCAAGGCCCGATGGGGCGCACAGGAGGACGCAGCGTGATACTCGCACTGTCGGCACTCATTGTCTGCGCGGTGGTCTACGCGGCCGTGTTCTCGGCGGTCCTGTTCATCATGCGGGACCGCGACCGCCACCCGCTGCTGACCGTGGATATGGCGGTTGACCTGGTACACGATGCGGTTGACCGGGCGTTCGTCTGGGGCGCGGACATGATTGCCGGGCCGCATGAACAAATATCGAGGCGGAAAGCGAAACGATTAATCCGGGCAGGTGAATGATTTCGCTTGACAATGGAAGGTCCATTGATTATTATGTCTTTGTGAAAAACAACAGCAACCAGGAGAACCTCCGTGAACGGTTTTTTTTATTGCCACCTGAACAAGACAAAACAAGCACCTTCGGGGCCGAGTATCCCCATGTGGCGACGCATGGGGGGCGACTGTTGCTGGTCGCTTCACGATACTCGGCCCCTTTCCTTTTTATTTGCAGACATATTTTAGTTAACCAGAATTTGTATAAAATATCAATTAAGATTGTGTATTGTTGACTTGAAACACAATGGATGCGCATGTACTGGATTATTGATTGATAAATAGTAATACTGCACATGGTGGGGTAATGGCAAATCCGCAAAAAGAGAACGGCTATACGGCGATAGCGAACGACATCATGGATGCCTTGTGTCGAATCAGAATACCGGGAGAAGAGATGCAAGTCCTCCATGCTATCATTCGTAAAACCTACGGCTGGAACAGGAAAGAAGACATGGTTGCGCTCTCACAGCTATCCGAAATGACCGGCCTATCGAAGCCTCACGTATGTCGCGCGCTCAAGGGCCTGTTGTCGAAAAAGGCAATAGTCATTGCCAAAAACGGCAACGGTCGCTCGAATGTCGTTGCGCTGGAAAAGGATTACGAGAAATGGGAGCCGTTGCCGAAAAAGGCAACGTTGCCAAAAACGGTAATAGGGGGTGCCGAAAAAGGTAATAAAGGGGTGCCGAAAAAGGGACCCACAAAAGACATTAAAGACAAGAAAGAAAAAGATACTTGTCCTGAACCGAAAAAAGCATCGGTTCAAGGACCGGCAGACGACCCCGTTTTTCTGACGCTTCCACTAAAAGGGTCTGGCAGTGAGTTTCATATCACGGAATCTGTTGTCGGTGAGCTATCAGAACTCTACCCAGCCGTCGATGTTCGTCAGCAGTTCCGCGAGATGCGGGCATGGTGTATGGCGAATCCACGGAATCAGAAAACGCCGGGTGGCATTATGAGATTCTACACCCACTGGCTTTCGAAGGAGCAGGATAGGGCGCCGCGAGTCCAGCCGCCGACACAAAAGAAAAAATCAAACTATCTCCCATGAGGTGCACCATGTCTGTCATCAAGGCAATCGTCAGTACACCGGAAACGGTCATCGTGATCGCCGAGACCGGGCTGCGAACGGAAATACCGAAGGACGCCGCGCTGTTCGTGCTGGCCCGGCTGTTGCAGATGTACGATGCCGGTGAGTTTGAGCTGTCCGATACGTGCGACGCTCACAAGACCGTCATCGAAACGAACTGCGCCAGAATCGCCGAGGGGAACGTGCATGTCTGATACTTACCCGCATGCGAATGAGGTGGAACGCGCCGTCCTGGGGGCCATGCTGCTCGAAATGAAGGCCGTCGAGATGGCGACTGAGCTGGTGAATGAGACGATGTTCTACAAGCCCGAACACGCCGCGATATTCGATGCCGCCCGAAACCTGTACCTGAAGAACGTGCGCCCCGACCAGCTATCGGTCTCCGACTACCTCCGGACGCAGCACAAGCTCGAGATGGTCGGCGGCGAGTTGTTCATCGCGGGGATTGCCGCCGAGACGCGGAGCACGGCGAACGTCCGTCACCACTGCACGATTCTCACGGACAAGGCACAGAAACGCCGGGCGATCCTGTTGGCGCGGCAGGTCGAGCGACTGGCGATGTCAGACGACGCGGACGCATCGACGATGCTGATGAACGCCGGGCAGGAGATCGAGCGGATCATGGCCGTGACAAAAGGGACGACGTTCGAACCACTGGCGAACATCATTCCGCGCAGCTACCAGCGCATCGAGGAGCGGGCGAACTCCAAGTCGGGCCTCACTGGGATCACGACCGGGTTCGCGTGGCTGAACAAGTACACCGGCGGCTGGCAGGACACGGACCTTGTCCTGATCGCGGCACTGCCGTCATGTGGAAAGACGACGCTCGGCCTGAATTGCGCTGTCGCCGCGGGGAAGGCTGGCCATGCAACGGGCGTATTCTCCCTCGAAATGGGTTCGGCCCAGCTCGGCGAGCGGTTGATTGCCGACCGCGCATCGGTGGCGGTCTCGAATCTGCATTACGACAAGCCGACCCCGGAGCAGTGGGCCGCGATGTCGAACGGATCCGCGTACCTGTCTGGGCTGCCGATTTACATTGACGAGACGGCGGGCCTGAACGTCGCCGATGTGTCGGTCCGGGCAAAGCGCATGAAGCGGGAACACGGCATCGAACTGGTTTTCATCGACTATTTGCAGCTCATGAACGGCATGGGCGAGAGCACCCGCAAGATGGAGGTTGATGTCATTTCGAAGGGACTGAAGTCGCTGGCAAAGACGCTGCGCATCCCGGTGATCGCGGTCTCACAGTTATCGCGAGGGTCGGCGCGTGACGGGCGTGAGCCGGAATTGTATGATTTGCGCGAATCGGGCCAGCTCGAACAAGATGCGGACGTTGTGGCGTTCATCTGGAATCCGGACCTCGACGAGAAGAAAGAGGCGGCGGAAGCACAAAAGGCATGCACGGTCGGCCTTGAATTTGAACCGCTGCGGGCATTGAAGCTCGCCAAGCAGCGCAACGGGCCGACCGGTAGTTCACTGCTGCGGTGGCGGAAGGAACTGTATCGCTTCGAGGAGTTGACATGACAAGCATCATCGGCGGCGATGACCGCCGTGCGCGGAGAGGGAAAGCGGCATGATAGGACCGTTTGAATTGGATAAAGTCTACTGCATGGACTGCTTGGAGGCGATGAAGCAGATGCCAGACGGGTGCGTGGACTTGGTGCTGACAGACCCGCCGTATGGCGTGGCGTACAAGACTGGGTATAGGAAGCAAGAATGGCACAAGTTCTGTACCGAGATTGCCAATGACCGCGACATGGTGTGGGTTGAGCCGTGCTGTGAGGAACTGGAGCGACTTATGAAAGACAATACGGCGCTCTACTGGTTCTCAAACCATGACGCCATCGACATTGTTAAGCCTGTCATTGCTGGGCGGTTCGCATATAAGAACACGATAACGTGGGTGAAGAATAATTGGACCGCTGGCGACCTTGAGGCGCAGTACGGCAAACAAACTGAGCTAATCGTGTATGCCAACAAGGGACGCAAATTTATCAATGGCTCCCGCGATCAGGATGTATGGTATTGCAATCGAGTTTCCGGCGACGGCCAACTCCACCAGAACGAGAAACCGGTCGAGCTTATTGAACGCGCCATAGTGAAGTCATCGAACGAGGGCGACATCATCCTCGACCCCTTCATGGGTTCAGGCACGACTGCCGTTGCCTGCATCCGCACGAACAGGCACTTCATCGGATTTGAGATTGACGAAACCTATTACAATCTGGCGTGTCGCCGCATACAGCTTGAACAATCACAAATGCGATTGGACTTGAAATGATTCATTCACCTAAAATTGCCGCGCTTCCATCGCTGATTAGTGTGGTGCTGGTCGTGCTCTTTCTTGTTCATGACCGCAAGGTTTTCGACGGAGTTGTTTTTGGTGTTCCCGTCAATATGGTGAACAACTTCAGTTGGCTCAAGGAAACGCATCAAGTGTTTTTCAACAATCAACCGATGTTCAAGAACATATCCCTTGCTATCGCAGAACGGGTGGTGCGGGGAAAGAACGGCAACATACTTGTTATCAGGACCATAATCGATCCTCCCCTTGTAACGGGGATGGTTAATGCCTCTCCTGTTCAGGGAATTCCATTGATCCCGGCAGGCCAAGCAACAGAACCGATTCTTGGTTCGTTTATCGCGAAACGATTCAAACGATTTCCCGCACACAGGACAAACCCGCTGCTCCTTGCGGCGGTTCTCGCCCCACCGAGAGACAATGTAGCACTCCCGAGAGCAATAAATGCTTTTGGAGTTGGTGTTGGTTATGGCAAATACTCGTCCGCAAGTTTTACATACGGACATCCTGCAACGCTCACACACCGACTGATGACCGGAATTGGGCGTAAATATCTCGCCACACTTCCTGCAAACCCTGTCTTTATACATGGCGTACCTCCTTTCCTTGCAATATACAACATTATTACGGGTATGTCAAGTATTGACCCCGGCTATCACGCCATTGCGGAACGGCGCATCAGGGACGAACAAGCGCAACTGAGGCTTGCACTATGACAAACCTTCCCGCCGGGGTTCACAGAAAGGGGTTCCTTGAAAAAATTATCCCGGCTCCTGGGAGAGTGGGGCAACAACCGGATGAGCGATAAACCCTCCCGGCGGGAACATAAATAACGGCGACCTACCGGGCCAGCGCAAGCGGAGAGCGCGGAACGCACCCGGAAAGGTATACAGACAAGGGCCGACAAAAAATAATGCGTTAGAATCGAACATCACGAAACGGAGATGGAGGGTCACATGTACGGAACACGAACAATGCCGAGACCGGCGAAGCGTCCACCGAAGTACCCATTCCTCGAACTCGCGGAATCGAGCGACCCGGACTTTTGCGTGGTCGTTCCGCTTGGGGGCGAGCTTCCGAAGGTCATCAAGAACCGCCTGCGGTCGTCGCTGTGCCACATGAAAGAATACCACCGGGAACTGGCCGACCTGTACATCGACCTGTTCGACTACCCGGACGAGAATCCGGACCGGGTGCTGGTATACAAGCAAATGCGCGTCGATGCGCCGAACCGAATCCTCAGCGAAGGCGTGGTCGTGGCGCACCAGGAGCAGATGTACCACAACCTCGGCGGCGTCATTGCGGCGTGGTTTGCGCGGACCGGCGTACCGCTTATTTCGCTCTGCGATCTTGTCGGGGCTGATGCTGCAGACGACTACCTGGAAAACAGAAAGCCGGTCACGCACTCGGACCTGCTCAAGATTATGCACTGCGTCGGCGTGGAAACAGTCGAAGAATTGATGGCGGGGGACTTATGAACATACTCGCTCTTGACTGCGCGCTCAAGACCGGATACGCGACGCTGATAAACGGTCGCATCGAATCCGGGGTGCAGGACTTCACGAAACGGCGTGGCGAATCGAACGGTCTGGTGTTCATGCGGTTCAATGCATGGCTGAACGAACTGGCGAAAATGGCATTCAACGACGGGGCCGCGCCGTGCGACGGGCACAAGGTATTTGACCTTGTTGCCTATGAACAGGCGCACCATCGCGGCGGGTATGCCACTGAAATCGGCGTCGGACTTGCAACCCGCGTCCAGGAGTTCGCTGCCCGCATCGGTGCCGAGTGCATGCCTGTTCACACGGCGACGCTGAAAAAGTTTGCCACGGGGTCGGGGCGCGCCGGAAAGAGCGCAATGTGCGATGCTTTCATGGAGATATTCGGATACAAACCAGTAACAGATGACGAGGCCGACGCGTACTGGTTGCTCAAATATGCCATGTCACAGGTCGGCGAGCAGGAGGCGCGGTTTTGATGCAGCGCGATTGGGACATGTTGACAGCGATACCGCCAGAATGGGACATGCTGAACGATATCAAGGACTGGATGCTTGCACCATTCAGGAACAACAATCAAACGGAGGACGAGACATGACACGCGACACGAAGGGGAGATTCGCAAGCAAGAAAGAGTCGGTGAGCGTACCTGAGACCAAAGCCGAGAAGGACGCGCGGCTGGCGTGGAAGTGCCTGACCGAGAAGTGGTATCCGCTGGCGCTGGGAGAGAATCCCGAGACTGAGTGGTGTGCGTTCTGCGAGGAATACCACATCGGCTCATATGCATGCGGAACCAAGTGCCCCATGCAGGACGGTACGTACATTGACGGCTGCTACTGCTGCCGCGAACTTACTGAGTGGAAATCCGGTGGCAGGACTCCAGCCCTCGCCATCCCGGTCGTCCGCAAGCTCGAACGCATCGCCGGGGTCGCGCTCAAGGACAGCCGGATTCAGCCGAAGCCGGACGCTGTCAAGCCCAATCCTGCGCCCAAGCCTGCGCCCAAGTTCAAGGTCGGCCAACGTGTGCGGCATTCATGTGATGAGTATGGCGTGATTGAAAGCATGAAATATAATGCCGACATTCCGCGATGGGAGTATTTGGTAAAATGGCAATCGCTCGGCACGGCAATAGCATGGGAAGTAAGCCTCACCCCCGACACGCGCCCGCGAATCCGTGTCACCGCCATCGACCGTGAAGGCAAGCTGCACAAGTGGAGCTTCCTGGGTACGCCGGACTGGAAGCGCATCGAGCGGGAGGTGCTGGAGGTCGGAGTTGCTGCGGTAGTCGAAGCACCAAAAGATACCAACTTTTGCAATGGGGTTACATTCGGCGAAGATGTCATGACGCTTGCGATCCCGTCACTTGGTATTGGTGTTTGGTCGCTTGATAAAGGACTGTTTGGGACTTGGGATTTCAGGTCTGCCAAGCGAGCCATCGCCGCCCTGCGCGAACGCATCCGCGAGCACTATGCGCCGAAACCTGCGCCTGAGTACGACCCGGCATCCGTTGCATTCAAGCACCCGCTGCCGACGATCATCGACCGCTGCCCGGACTGCGCCCACGAGTTCACGCCGAAGGGACAGCCGGAGCATGTCGCGGGAGAACGGTGCGATGCGCCGACAGTATTCAGTATGCTTGGCATTGATCACTTTGAGTTTACTGGCGAAAAACGCGATACCGTTAAGGGAGAATGGTACTATGTGGAGCGTGACGCAATGGTATCAAAGGCGGACTGGTTCAACGAAAAGAACGTCTGGATTCTCCGGCCAGTGCCGAAGCCGAAGCCCACGTTCAAGCCGGGCGATTGGGTCGTGAACAACGACTTTCCAGAGCAAGGCCCGTTTCAGTATCGTGATGGAATGGCTATCGGCTACAAGGGGTATCACATGCACAATCCGCTACGTCCTGCCCGCCAGTCCGATTTCGAGGTCACTCGCGGCGGCCACAAGTTCCTGCTGTGGGACAGGGACAGGGATTGGGCACCGTATCTGTACGTGGATGGCAAGCGCGACGGAGAACACCGAGAGGTCATGGGCTCTGGATCGGTCATCCGCGCCCTATGCGATGCGCTGGGTCTGGCCGTGATGCCCGCCGACATCGAGGAGGGGTGACCATGACCGAACGACCGATACTGTTCAGCGGCCCGATGGTGCGGGCTATACTCGACGGAACCAAGACCCAGACGCGCCGGGTACTCAAGAAGCAGCCGCTCGACGTGATACCGTGCCTTGACGATTGGGTCGGAGAAAAATGGGCTGCTCTTTTGACCCGCGATCCGGAGCCACATGGGACGCTGTTTAGGTGCAGGTACGGTGTTCCGGGCGACCGGCTCTGGGTGAGGGAGACATTCGCAACAAACACACTGGGATGCCCGAATGGATTAACCTACCGGGCAGACCACCTGGACATGCGAGGGGATGGGCCAGCGAATCCGATCAAGTGGCATCCTTCCATCCACATGCCGCGCTGGGCATCCCGTATCACACTGGAGATCGTGAGCGTCCGTGTCGAGCGGGTGCAGGACATCAGCACAGCCGATATAATCACGGAAGGACTATCAACAACATTGCGCGAATACGACGCCGAATGCCATTTGCGCGAGCAGTTTGAAACGCTTTGGGACTCCATCAACGGCGACAAATCCGGGCGCTCATGGGCAGACAATCCGTGGGTATGGTGCATCGAGTTCAGGAGGTTGCCATGACCGAACGCATGCGCATAGACTGGCACGAGATAGCGAAGGAGACCGGCAGCACACGCGGGAGGCTGGCCTATTCTGACATGGTCAAGTCGTGGGTGATACTTGACGGCAACGGTGAAGCCGACATGTGCGTTGTGACCTGCCCACTCGAAGGTCCGGGAGTCCGCATTGAGAGGGACAAGTCCGATGGTAAGTGGTACTGGGTGAAAGATGAGGTGCTTCCATGAACTGGGTACAATTCTGCATCGTCATGGGGTGTGCGTCGTGGGCGCTGGCTGGCACAGAGATGTTTCGGGACTGGGTTAGGGGCGCACTGACACTGACCGGCTTCGTCTGGCTCATCGCCGCCGTCATCGTAGCCCTGTGTGGAGGTGGAGCATGACCGCAATCACCGCCGCATTCGCGCTGGGGGGCATGGCATGAACGGAGTCCATTTCAGCAGCGCAACCAACGAATGGGCGACACCGCAAGGCCTATTCGATGAATTGAATCGGGAGTTCCGGTTTACACTTGACCCATGCGCCACCGCGGAGAACGCTAAGTGCGAGCGGTACTACACAAAAGCCGACGATGGTCTTGCGCAGGACTGGTCTGGTGAGCGCGTGTTCTGCAATCCTCCATACGGACGCGAGATCGGGAAGTGGGTTGCGAAGTGCGCGAGTGGCCAAGCGGATCTGTCGGTCATGCTGATACCGGCACGAACCGATACCGCAGCATGATCGTGGTATTCAGGAGGAGCGATGGCTAATCACTGGCAGGAGAATTTTGGAAAGGGAGCCGGTCAACACAAGTGGAACGAGGTTGACACTGCCGCACTGGTGCTTGTGCTTCTCGTGAACAACGCGATCATATTCCTTGTTCTCGCAGCATTGGGGAGGCTCCCGTGGTAACTATGACTGCATGTTTCGCGCTGTACAACGCCGTGCTGGGCTGGCTGCGCGGGACAGGGGAAGGACAGGTCATGACCCAGGAGGGCGACTACGGCAGCAACGTGGTGCATCCGTGGAACTGCGGCGTTCGAGGCCACAGGTTTTTCCGATGGTATCACGCCATAGACGGCACGAAGGACGCCATGTTCATCGGCCTCGGCGTGTGGCTGGCACTGTCGTTCGTCTACCAGTGCATAGTTGAGCTTATTGGTGTGCCGCTCAGTTGGTATAATATCCAGCTTGTGTCCTATGGTCACATAACAGAAACGGTCTGGATGACTGCCCTTGCCGGTGCTGTCATCTGGCTCTGCTACGAACCGGGACATTCGTTCGCGCGGTATCGTCGGTTCGACAACAACGGGCAGCCGGAACATGTGAATTTTCTCGACCTTGTAATCAAGGTGCCGTGGTACGGGTGGCATGCCAATTCAGGCGCGCTCGTTGAGCATGTCGGCTGGTACTGGCGGCAGGCGCTACCGTTTCATGCGCAAGTCTGGATCATGACGCTCGTTCGCCTGGCGCTCGTAATCGGGCTGCTGGCGATTAACCTGTAAGGAGTCGGCTGGTGGCGGCAGAAATGCACATGGGGGCAACCATGTATCTCGCCCAGAGCAATCATTCCTGCGTTCATGTCCGGCATCCTCGCCGGGGAAGCATGGCGCGTGGTTTAAGCGAGGTCGCCACCAGCCGTAAGATTAACCTGTAAGGAGGATGGTATGGCGGGTGCAGATGATGAGCGTGATATACACGACGCATCGTAAGACTGCCAAGCATGGGCGGGTTCGGCCTAAGGATTGCGAAGGCTATCATGCTGGGTTTACCGACGAGCAGACCCAATGAATCCACCCGCCGACCAATATAAACCAGCCCGCGAGGGCAAGGAGGACCGATGAGCGAACGTGAGCAGAAACAAGATAAGGGGGCGGCGCAATGGATGTGATTCGACATATAGGGAAAATGAGAATCGGTAGTAAACAGCGTGACGTCTCGTTGTTTAAATGTCGCGCATGTGGTGCGTACCGGATCAAAAGAACTTATGAGGGTGGCCGCATGAAGGGGTGCAGCAATTCATGTGCGCACCAGAAAGATAACGTTGAGTGGTATCGGTACGTAAAAAGGCCGAAACACCCAAGAGCGACAAAGGATGGTCGAGTTCCACAGCAAATCTTAGTCATGGAAGCGGCTATCGGAAGACATTTGCATGATGACGAAACAGTACATCACATCAATGGCAATAAACGCGACAATGGAATTGAGAACTTGAGCCTCATGAAGGTCGCGGAGCACAGAAAACTACATGGCGTACGGGCAAAAGTGTTGAATAGCCAGATTGTCCGCGAGATAAAAGCAGACTTGGCTGCTGGGATGCCTCGCGGTGAGGTGATGGCAAAGTACAATATTTCTCCGACAACTGTCCGGGATATACGCATAGGCAAAACATGGGGAAATGTGAAGCCAATACAGTGTGCAACTGGCCCCTGGTGCAGCGACATGAGCAAGATGCCGAGAGGCTGGCATGATATGCTACTACTTGAAGACGATCACGGAGTCTACCACGTTTTTCGCGGAGTTGCTGCGTGGAGCGAAAACATAGTTCGCTGGGCACCCATCTACCCGCTCAAGGAGGCCGACCATGCCTGACCCGACGATCCCTGCAGAGGTGGAAGCAGACATCGATACATTGCAATCCGTAATCGGGTATGTCCCAACATGGCTTGAAGCACTCATCCGTCTCCGCGCCTACATCGCGCACCTGCTGCGGTGCCAGCGGGCGATGGCGAAGGCAATGCATGGAAGATGGCGAAAATGTACGATATGTGATGTCAAAGTACACCCACGATATGGATGCGTGGATGCACCGGACAAATGCCCGTCACCCGCCGACATCGAGCGGCACTTCATGGAGGAGGCCGAGAATGGCTGAGAAATTCTGCTGCAAGACCGCGACCGTCAACAGGCCTGGTGGCGTGACCGAGACATTCTACGGTAAAGGCGAACCCTGCGTCCTCGCGCCGGTGCTGCTGGAAGCGACCTCAATCATCCGTGATATTGTGAAATCAGCGGAACCCAATATGTACAACTCATGCCACGTACTCTTGAGGCGGGATATGTTCGACGGCATGAAGGCCGCTCTCGACCGCGCCGAAT